GCAATACCTAAAGAATTACTTATCCAAGTATCAGCAGTATTAGTTACATCAACATTTAAATCTATTGGGTCTGAATAAGTAAAAGTTTGACCTTGTACTATATTTTTTAATGTAGTAGATCCAGTAAACCATGTTCCTCCTCCTATAGATGTTCCTGCATTTTGTGAATAAGATCCAGTAGTTAAAGTATTAAAATTTCCATTAGTCCAATTTACACCCGTAGTTCTATCTCTCCAACTACAACCATTTGTAGTAACTGGGGAGTTTCCAAATCTACCCGTCCCCATATCCCAACTTTGAGAAATAGGATAAACTTTTAAATAAGATGTTGAATTTAAATTTGTTACTACAGCAGCATAATTTCTTAAATTTACTTTAAAAGATCTATTTGCAAAATCATTATTATTTAAAGTTAAAGATGCCGTTGTAAATGTACTTGATGTTGTTTGTAATCTAAGTATTTTAAATTGATCTCCAACTAAATAATTTTTACCCCTATTAATAACTACAGCTGATACTATTGTATTTCCAACTACTACTACTGTTAATTCACCTCCAATTCCTTTACTTTGTGATACAGTTAAAGGAAAAGAAAATACTCCGTTTTCTAAATTTGTTGGGTTTTGGGTAAAAGAATTTGGAAAAGTACATAGATCTCCTTCTAAATAACTTATTCCTGATCCTGATACATAATTTGTATAAGCTCCTGTTAATTCATTAGATGCAAATTTAATTAAATATCTACTAGATTGAGCAGCATCATTTAATAAATAAGTAGATGCTTCTAATATTTCATCTAACCCAGTATTCATTGTAACATCTTGGGTATATAATGTAGCGTCTTTTTCAGGAAATAGTTTATAAACTGCCATTTATTTATATATTAAAGTTTTTTATATCATTAAGTTTAGGACCAATATCACTAGGAACAATACTTTCATCAATAGATGTTGGTACACCACCTGTACCTGGTTGTTGGTTTAATCCTCCTCCAATAACTTCTTCAATTTCATTACTAGGATCTGCTAATACTTCTAAATAAGTTCTATTAGGTGTATATTGTTGTAATGTCATTGTTTCTAAAGTTCCAGCATCTTCATCCCCAATATTAGTATCTATAAATTTAGCCTTTGTTGGATATCTTAAAACTTTATATTGTCCACCTTCTAAGAATGAAGATTTTGTTCCATTTGCAGCTGAGGTTCTATTTGGTCCTCCTGTTCCTCCTTGTCTTGTTCCTGCTTCTGGGTTTTCAACATCTAATGCTGTTACTTTAAGTGATTGATTTAAAGGATTATTCATAGTAGCTCTAATTTCACCTTCTTTTGTAGTAAAATAAGGATTTTCTGAATTATAAATTTGTATAAATCCAGATGCAGGATCATTAGTTGAACCACCATCAATTGAAGTACCATCTTCAGGTTGATTTTCTCTAGTTTCTTCATAATTTGCTTCTATAGGAGATTGTTTAGGTGGTATAGGTCCTGGGTTATTGTTAAGGTATTTTCCTGGTTCTGCAGGACCTACAATACCTTCGTCTCCTCTAGTAACAAATGATTTTTTATATCTTTCTAATAAATCCATAATTTTTTATTTATAAAGGTACTACTCTACCTACAATATCAGCTTGAGGATATTTTAATTCAAATATCATTGGATCAACTGAAGGGTATATAACACCATTATTAGTTGCAGCATTTAAATCGTAAGAAAAATCACTATATCCTTTACTAGCTCCAGCTATATTTTTTATTAATACATTAGTAACAGTTTGTACACCTTCTACTTTATCTAATAGTATACTTAATTCTTTTAATAAAATTGGTTGATTAATATTCCAATTATCTATTGCAAAATACTCGGTTAAAGCTTCTATACAACTTAAAATAACATTATTATTATTAAAATTAGGTAATACTATTATGTCAAATTCACAAGTAATATTAATAATATATGCATCTTTTATTTTAATAGAATCATTTATCATTCTATATTCAGATAAATAAGTTTTTAAATTTTGTTTTAAAGTAGATGATGCCGTTCTTAATTGTTTTGTTGCATTATAAGATAAAACATACATATCTAAAATAGTAGGTAATTCTCCTATTCCATATTCTGCTACTTTAGTAGGTTGTATATATGCTTTTGATATAGTACCTATATTAGCAGGCATACTTAAAGCTCTAATAAGATAATCTTGTTGAGTAACAGTTCTTAATTGAGTTTGGAAACTACCTAAAGCATTTTGTCTAGTTTCTTCTATTGTATCTGCGTCTTGTCCTCCATCAGCAGCTAAAACATTATTAGTTGCTACTGATGCAAATATTGTATTAGCTAATGTATTATTTGCAATATTTGGATTTACAAACACAATACCAGCAGTATCAAAATTAGTTAATGTACCTGAAGCTACATTTGATTGTAATCCTCCCCCAGTTAAATATCTTATTGTTAATGTAGTATTTGCTGGTGCTATTCCATAAGTATCTGTAAACATAAAGTTTAAAGGAGAGAAAGCAGCTGTTAATTTATCTTTAGAAAATGCTAAACCTGTACCTACGTTATCTGGGTTTGGTACTATATCTTCATCAGTATCACTCACAGTTCCTGCCCCAAATCCTAATTGTAATGTTGTAGAATTTAAAAATCTTGTTGTAAATCTTCTTTGAACCTGTTTTAAGTTTAATAAATTAGGAGCATCATCCTGGATAGCATTTGGATCCGTATAACTTGCGTTTATTTTTGTAGTAAATACAGTATCTTGTGCTAAATTAAGTACCTCAAAATATTCATTATTATCACTATCAAATACGTCTAATACATTAATTATATTAGATGCATTTATATCAAATGTGGGAAATTTAGAAGGTGTTCCAAATGTAGCTGTTGTTGTATTTATAGTTCCTGAAATTGCTTTTCTTGTTTTTTTCAATAAAAATCTATCTGGGTTTGTTCCACTTAGTGAAAAAATAGATATATCAGTTGGATCTTGAGAAGATGAAACAGAAAAATCACATACATCTTCAGTTATAAATTTTATACTTGAATTTTCATTTGATGTTAATTGAAAATTTTCTGGTATTTTTAAAGCATAATCAAAATCTGGTACAAACGAAGTACCAACTACTTTTGCTGGTAATTGTTGGAATATTGCTATATCTACTGTTGCTGCTGTTGTTACTTTAGGTCTATATCCTAACATATAAGACAAGTCAAATAAGTTTTTTTCTTGTCTAGCATATTGTATAAATGTTTCTTGTATTTGATTATCTAAGTAAAAGGATAAAACATCACCTACATATGAAGCCATTTCGATAAATAACATTCCTGTTGAATCTGGAGAAAAGTCATTAAATGTTGATGGAAAATAGGTTTTAGAATAATCAATAAGAGCATTTCTAAATGTATTAAAATCCCTATTAGTATATTTTATGTTTCTTTGTAATTGTGCCATTATTGTAATGCTATATTTATTTCATCTTCAGCCCCCATATTTTGTATTGAATAAGTTAAAATAAAATTAATAGTATTTTGATCGGGTTGATTATCAAAATTTATTTTTCTAACTTCTATAGAAGGAAAATTTGCAGCAATATTATCTCTAATTCTACTTTCTAATGCTGATGTTGTTCCATCATTAATTCCTTCCCAAATAAGTGCTCTTAAATCAGCACCAAAATTAGGTCTAAATACTCTTTCTCCTCTATTTGTAAGTAACCAATTAACTAAATTAGTTTTAACTACTTCTCTGGTAGTAAAAGTAGGATTAAATACTGCCCTTCCCGAAAAAGGAATACTAAAACCTAAAGCAATACTACCACTATTAGGAACAGGAAAAACATTATTTATTACTCTAGCCATTATTTGCTATTCATTAAACTCATTATTTGATCCATACCTACATTTCCTTCAGGTAAAGTACCATTAGCTACATCCATTCCAGGATTTGGTCTGAAGGTTGAAACATTATTAGTATTAAATGAAGCTGCTGTTTCACCTAATATATTTTTATATGCATCTCTTTTTTCTTGAGCTGACATTACAGGATTAGATGGGGTTGGCGATGGAGGTGTTATATTTAAATTCTCCATTACTGGTGTTTGAGTAACTACTTTTGGTGTTTTTACTGCTTCTAAAAGTATATCTTTTAATTCTTCTTGTATTACTTCTCTAACAGTTTCTTTTAATACTTTTTTTAATTCTGTTAATTTCATCTTTAGTTTTATTATAAATATTATTAATTTTTGTTTTTTATGCTAATTATTGCCCAGTAGGTATAGGTAAACCATTTTTTCCAAATTCAAAAAACCATTTATCATTTGGGTCTAAATTTCTATTAGGGTCATTAATGTTAGCTCCTGCTGAATTAGGGTTTACAGATGAATCTATATACCAAAAAGATAATTCTGATGTAGCTAATGCACTTGAATTATACCATGCACTTCCTAATGCTGTTCTTAATTTTAATAATAATTGAGTTTTAGCATAAGCATTTCTATTTTGTTCTGTTACTCCATTACCCGTTTCATCAAAATTAGGTGGAATTAAATTTTGGAACCACCATTCTACCTGAATATCTTTTTCTAATTCCCACAATTGTTCTGCTTCAGCATATGTTATAGGGGTTGAACTATTTCCTAAAATAGGCATTTGATTTACATTTGCAGTAGCATATCCTATTCCTTTACTATTAAAATAATCACTTAAAGGATCATTAAAAGAAATATCTGGTATTTGTAAACTTAAATATTTAGCCTCTTCAAATATAGCTTGCATTAATTTTTTTCTTCTTGCCATTTCGGGTCTTAATGATACAAATTGGCTTCCTATAGTATTATCATTAAAATTATTTTCGGCTGTTGCAGCTAATCTTTCAGAATAAGGAAATAACTTTGCAATAGGTGAAAAAGAAAAATCTCCATCTTTATCCCATCTTTTACTACTACTATCATAATTACCCCCTACATTATTTGCTGTTCTTAATAAACTTTCTCCTTTAGTTCTAATTTGACTAATATATGCCTTAAGTTTATTTTCATCTGTAATTCCTGATAAAAATAATTTTTTAATAGTTGCATCTAAAATTCTATCACCATCTTTCCATTCAAATCCTTCATTTGCTACAGCTTGTTCTAAAATAGTTCTTGAATTATCAAAAGCTTCTTTAACTAAGGTATCATAATAAAAAGCACGTGGACCTTTATTTTGAGATAATTCCCAAGCTAATTCATATAATTCTTCTGCTTCTTCTCTATCAGCTCCATAAATAGCAATTAATATAGCAATTTGGCCTTCTTTAAATATAGCTTTTAAAGGATCTTCAGCTGGTGGAGGTGGTGGGAAAATTAAATCCTTAGTATCAATTGTCCACTTCATTTCATCAACTAAAACAATATTTGAAGAAGAAAAGGATTTATCACCATATAATTTTTCAACAAGAGCATTTTGATTATAAAATTCACCTGGAGAAGGAACTGATTCTTTATTTTGAGCTATTACCTGTTTTTTATTAAAAGAAAACCCAGGCATTTCAATAAAATTAAGAGATAAATAATAATCTCCATATAATAATCCTGGAGGGGTTGTTAATATTTCTTCTAATTCAGCATCAGTTAATACATCTACAAAATTACCAGTTGTAGCTACTATAGAATCTAAATCTTCTTGGGTAATATTTGGATCTTTTTCTAAACAATCATTTAAAGCAACATCTAAATCATTTAATTTAGTAATAACTGAACTAACATCTTTACTTATTAAATCTAATGCTTCGGGAATTGAATCTAATGATCCCTCTTCTTTATCAATTAATGTTCCTAAATTATCTAAAGCATCTGAAAAATTATTTATTATATTTACAGGTATACCAACCCCAGGTGGAACTGAGGTGGGAATAGGTAATTGTTTAATGACAGTAACTGCTGCTTTTACTCCAGTAACTATTCCTTCTGATGTTTTAGCAACTTTATTTAATGTAGATATTTTTTGTTCAATTTGAACTAAAGCTCCATTAATTTGATTTTTTTGTTGAATTAAATTTTTTAATTCTTGTGTTGAAGGACAAGCATCTTTAAACCTAGAAATTAATACATCTAAAGTTTTATTAAATTGGAATGTTGTTCTAGTTATACTTTGAACTATTTTTGATATAAATCCTGCTAATGCCATTATAAAGTTTTAGAAGTTTTGGATTTATAAAATGTTATAGATGTTAACATAGACTGTGCTTGTAATCCTACTTTTGTCGCTGTTTGAGCTACAGCTATATTAGGTGTAAAAGGAATAGGTGTACCAACAGTTCCTAAAGCTGATGTTAGAGAAATCATATCTGTTAATAATTTTTGAAAATCAGCTAAAAATTTATCTCCTAAAATTATTGGTTCTGTTGCATCTTTACTTCCTAAATAAATTTCTTTAGTATCTACTACAAATTTATTTTTAGAATCTATATTAACAGAATCTTGTGTATTTAAATTAATAGACTTTTCTGCACTTAATAATATAGAATCTTTTTTAGCATTAAAATATAATCTTCCTGAATTTAATAAAACTTGTTCTCCTATATATTCGTTAGGACTTTCTGGAGGAGTATTATAAGATTTATAATTAATTGAAGCGCCCTCAATTGGGATTTTTTGATTTGAAGTTAAATAAATAGATGATTTATCTGTATTAATATTTTCTACTTGTGAAACCCAAGGATCATCTCCTGTTTCCGTTTGACCATTTTTTATAATTATAATAGGTTCTCCATTTACCCCACTATTAGACCAAGGATTAAAAGGATTACTATTATTTACAGTACTACCAAATCTAATTGTATTGCCCCACCTTCCTTCTATTAAAACATCGCCTTCATAGGGTTGAAGATTTCTAATTCCCGTTCTTTCTTTAAAAGTTAATCCTAAATTAATGTCATCTATTGCAACATCAGATTGTATCTCTACTCCAGCTTCAGTACTTTCATATTTTTGAGCATTAGTAGGTTCATTAGCTAAAGAATTAGGTAAAGCATTATGATGTATACTATTCCATATATTAATAGTTTGAAAATAATAATATTGTTTTCCTCCACTAACATTTCGTTGAGAACTTGGATTTGGAAGATTTATTATATATACAATTTCATTTACTAAAGGTAAAAATTTTAAATTTGAGTAAAGAGGAAGAGCAAAGCTTAATGTTTCAATAGCAGCATCTGAAGGATTAGTTAGATCTTCAAATAAGATTCCACCCATACCAGCATATTCTCCATTGTTTTTCCAAGTAGTTGGGTATGTAGTTTCATTTAATAAAACAAACTTTACCCTTACTGGTTTTATCTCTTGAGTTGAAAGATTAGGAGATTTTCCTGGTTTTAATGAATTTAAACCTGTAGGAATTTTAACCATTATTTTTATTTTCTTTTGATACTTTTTCTAATTTATCAATTTCAGCTAATAATTCTGCTTTTTCTTCTTCAGTTATACCAAATTCACCATCATCATTAGTATTATTTACAGCTCTTTGGATGATAGTAGCCATTTTTATTAATTGTTCATCATTTTTAACACTAATTTCTAAATATTCTTTTATTAAAGGTACTATTAAAGTAGCATCTCCTATTTCTTGAATTAATGGTTTTAATTCGCTTATTAAAGATGAAATTTGTTCCTTTTTCTTTGTTTGGTTTTCATATATCTCATGAAGGATATCTGAGAATTTTTTATCACCAAATATTATTGAATCTAATTGTCCCATAATTTTTAGTTATAAATATTAAAAAGTTTAACTTTTAAGATGGGAAAAAACCTTTTTCGTAATATACTATATATTTATCTTTAAATACTTTATGTAATTTATTAGCTATTTTTGTAATTTTAGGAGTTTTTACATCAATCATTTCTCTTATATAAATGTATAGTGCTTTTTTATTAAAAACATCAATAGCTTCTCTTTTTCTAAATAATTCTAAAATACAATCAGCTATTTGAGCATCATATTCTTTTGGAAAATATGAATAAATATTATCAGTCATATATTTTACATATAAATCTATAAAAATAGATAATCTATCTCCTTCTTTATATCCTTTAGTATATAATTCATCTCCAAAATTTACATCAGATTCTGTAAATTGTTGAGATGTTTGTTCTAATTTTTCATTTAATATAAAAATACTATCATCTCCTATATCTAGATTTTGATGTTTAGAAATGTCCCCAATATCAATAGATTCAATTCTTTTTTTATAATTTTTTTGATTATAAATTATTAACCATCTTTTTACTATAGTTCCAAAATATGAATATGCTTTTGCTCCTTTAGCAGGATCAAATAAATGAATCTTATCTAAAAGAAATACCATTATTTCATGTTGTAAATCTTCTAAATTTTCAACTCCATCAGTATAATAAAATTTAAATGTATGAATTATATTCTGAGTTAACTTATAAAATGGATAATGGATTTCTCTAGAATATATGGTACTTTTAAAATCTGGATTGTTGCTTGTATTATATGCAACAATAGCATCTTCTGTTTCTTGTGTAAAATAATTTCTTTTTTGTCTTTTTTTCTTTGCTGCTCTTATTATATCATCCATGTAATCATAAGTTATATATCTTTAATTTTAAATTCATTTAAAAACCCTTGAATTGCCATAACTGTCTTAAAGAAAAAACCTATTTCATCATCACTTTCGAATCTTCCCTGTGAATCTAATTTTTTTAATTTTGCATCTGATATTTCTATTGCTTTGGAAATTTTATTAAGATATTTCATATATTCTACTAATATATCTTCTTGTCGTTCATTTTTTCTCATTAGATTTAACGTAGTAAATCCTAATACTACTACTAATGCTGATAAAATTGATATTATTATTACTTCCATATTATAAATTATCTAACATATTTTTTAATCCTGGACTTGATATGTTACCAAGTGCTTTAGATTTTGTTGTTTTTTTAATTGTAAAATTATCTTTTACTTTATTTTTTCCTTCCTTAAATTTAGGTAACCATTCTTTTTCAAACTCAATCCTAGCAGCCATCATGTCAGCTTGATGTAAAATAAAAGGTAAAGAGGTCCTTGGTTTTTGTTCTGGCATAAATCCTTTTAGGTATTTATCATTAGCAGGATCATATAAACCATCATGAGTTTGAATTGCTACCATTTCATTAAAACTATATTTTATATCATGAGATTGAAGTAAATATAAAGTTCTATCTGGAACAGAAGCAAATGGTACTTTATTATTAAACATATAATCTTCACCTAATTTTTCTCTTCTCCATTTATCAGTCTGGGGGATATAAGAATCCTGTTCTTCATCTCCCATTTTACCTAAATCATGATTAATAGCAGAAAATATTAATTCTTCAATAGTAAAAGTACTAGTATCTACACCTTCACTTTTCCATAATTCATATTGTTTAAGAGAACATCTAACTACTCTATTAACATGATCTATATATCCTCCTGGAAATGCATTATGATACTCTTTTTTATGGGCTGCTGGCATTAATATTAAACGTTCTTGAAATTTAGTATAAAACGTTAATAATTGTGTTTGTCTATCACCTTTAATATATTTTATTATATTAGAATTGAATTCTTCCCAATTAGACTGTATCTGTTCTGCTGATAATTTCATAACTTTTTAATTTTTACATTGTTTCTTGTTCGCGATCTATAAATGATTTTACCTCTTGAACTATTTCTTTTGATTCACTTATTACATCACTAAATTCTTTAGCATCTGCATTAGGTCTACTTAAAATAAAAAGTAAAGTTTGAAGTTTACTATCTAATTTATCCATTAATCTAATACAAGTTTCTTTATTTCTCATAATTTAATTTATTTAGGGTTATTTTATACCTATATTTATATTTAATACTCTATATACTATATATTTTACTATCTCTATATATTATACTTATTAATATTTATGTACCTTAACATATTTATATTAATTTATACCTAAGATATATAAAATAAATGGGGAATCCAAGTTATTCTGAAAGATAATTAAGGATTTTTTGAAGATGAGCACATTTTTCATATTCTTCTGTTTCAATAAAAAAACTAATACCTAATTTTAATGAAGTATCTAAATATTCATCTGCATAATTATCTATACCTTCTAAATGTTCTTTTTTATTAATATCTATTTTTTTAATATAATTCCATGCTCTATTATAAGTAATTGACTCTCCAGCTTCTTTAACATCACCTAAATCTAATTCTTTATTGGATTTTTTAAAAAATTGAATTATTTTTTTATTAAAATTTAAATGATTTAATATTAATTTTTTATACATTCCTACCCAGTAAGTAGGTGTATTCTTAAAATCAATAAAAGTTTTATCATTAGCTACTCCTTGTAAGTCATCATTAGAGCTAAATAAATGAAATATGTGATCTAAATTTACCATATATCATAAATATACAAACTAATAATAAATTATCCAAATAATCCCTTAAGGGATCCACCACCACCGGGCTTTAACGACTTGCCCTGTTATATGCCGTTTAGCTAGGGTGCTTTATTAAGCAGCCATCGCTAGTTTAACTTGTTCGCCAGTTATGCGTATGATCTTCATTATATCCTTACTTTCTGTCAAATCCATTCACCCCCTATTTTTTATTACTAGTGGAGGTGGTGGGTTTCGAACCCACGTCCAAAAAAGCAGCTAATACAACTACTAACGATCAGAAATAAATATAATAAATTTCTTTATATAATCCAAATTATTTATCTTCAGTGTCAAAGAAAAACATTTGCCATAATCTTCCTGTATCTATACTATGGCCAAAATATCCCATAGAACTATGTATAGCTCTTCCATCAAATATTACCATTCTATTATAAACATTACCAAATACATCAACATCTTCATATAAAGTTCCATCACAAAATGTTTGTTGTTGAGGAAAATAATCAAGTATATTATCACTTTGAGATGAATGATATATTTTTGTTTTTTTATTTGCTACAATTTTAGTTCCAGTTTCAAATGGAGCATTAGGAGTTAAAAATACCATAGCAGCCCATTGTTGACTATCACAATGATAAACCTTAGGTGGAACTGCACTACCACAATGTCCACTTTGAAATACCCCACATATTTCATAGGTTTCAGACCAATTACTTATTTTTTCTCCCATTACTCCTTCAATTTTTTCCTTTACTCCATCAAATATAAATTGTTTTCTAGTTCTCCAACCAACTCCTCCATGATCTTTATCCCAATACATTTGTCCTAAAGCATAATTTCTAATAGCATCTGGGTTTTCATAAAAATTATCAATTATCCATGCTCTTTTATTACTATTTTTATTTACTTTAAATTGATTAGTTTCAATTACTCCCCAATCAGATTTATTATTTGAATCTTTTGTATATATTTTTTCCATTATTTTTATTTTTTAAAATCCTAAATATTTTTTTCTAATAAAATCAATATCCCATGTAGTATAGGTTTGAGGATATTCTATATTATTAAAAGGTTTTTTATATGGGTTAACTACTCTCCAACCTTTACCCCATTTTTTATTAAGATACTCATAATTAATTAAGTTTACTTTTTCTAATTTTTTAATTAATTGAGGATCTTCTTTTTTTGTTTGTTGTGCATTTTTATAATAACTTTCATCTCCTTCAACAGCAATTTCACTTCCATGAAAATATTTATTTTTTAATCCTTTTATAGTTTTAGGATCTAAATTTTTAATTCTCATTATAAAATCACTATCTTCCCCATAAGCTGGGTATAAATTTTCATCAAATAATCCTATTATTTTAACCCCAATTTCTGTTATAGCAAATAAGTCATAAGTACCAGTATAAAATTCACCAGCTCTAGGATGAATTAAACTTACATCTTTATGTTGAGCTATTTCAGCAATTTCTTCTAATAAACCTGGTGTAAAAGAAACATCATGATTAGATATTACCCAATAAGGTTCCATTAAAAATGATTTTATAATTAAATTCCAGGCGGCAGGAACTCCTAAATTAGATGGTAAATGTGTTATATGTAATTTTTTTATATTTTTATTTAAAAAACTTTCATACCTTAATTCTTCTAATTGTATTTTAATTTTTTCACTACCACTATTATTAATTATAAATAAATTATCTACTGGATAATCAATTGAAATTATTAATTTTTCTAACCATCGAGTTCCATTTACAATAGGTACTCCAATAACAGGTATACTTGGTTTATTTTTCATATACTAAAAGCCCTAAATTGATCATATTTTGATTTATAAGATCTTTATATCTTTTATCTAAATTATTTGAAGGATTATTATATAACTCTAGAAATAAATCTTCACTTTCTTTCTTTTTACCTATATACCATCCTGATAAAGCTTTATAGTATATAAATGCAAAATATCCATTATATCTATTATAATGTTTAAGTTTTTTATTATTATCTATATTAGATAATCCCATACAAGCATACGAATACATCATATGATATTTTTCTTCATTAGAGGGAATTCTTATATTACCACAAAATTCTAACCATAAACATATAGCATTATAAGCTTCTGGTCTATTAGGAGAATGTGCTATTGCTTGAAGTATTTGTCCTCTTTCAAATGCAGGTCTTCCACCTACCTGTGCCATACAATTCCATGAACATAATAAACTTTCATACACTAAATCTTCATTTTTAGATAACTCAGCACATCTTAAATAATAAGATATAGCTGAGGCATATTGTTGAATATCAAAATAACTACATGCTAATTCAAAATTATATATATCTTTTCTAGGATCAATAATATATTGATTTAATTTTTCTTCTAATTTATAATTCTTCATATTCTATTTTTTCTAACATTATTTTTGGCATTTTAAATATATAAGCAGCATTATCTTGATATCCAAAAGTAATTAATAAATTATCTCCATCATCAGTCATACCACAATTAAATTCTATCATAGCATCCATAAATTTAAATCTTTTAGATACTTTAACAATATTCCAATCTTTATCATAAAAAACAAATCTATGATAGTAATGAGCATCTTTTCCATTTCCAACAGGATGCCAAGGGAAAAAACATTCATGAGTAATACATAATCTATATTCACCAAAAGGTATTACTTGTGATCCACCTCTTAAATCACAACCTGCTAATTTAGTTGTAGCTAATTTCTCACTTTTATCCTTTTTAATCACAACTTCACAATTTTCATTTTCACAATCAACTTTTACTAATTCTACAGGATCAGCATGTCTAAGAAAATGATAAGGCATATCTAAAACAGGCATCCAATTTTTTTCTAAGTAAGTTCCTTTTTCAGGAACTTCTATTCTATCTCTTGTAATCTCTTTAAAACCATCCTTTTCAGGTATAACTTCACACATTTCCATTCTTCCTGTTCCAATTTCATCAATATCTCTTCTTACCCCACAAGTATATAATTTATCATTCCATCTAAAAACTCTAACATCTTCTTGACCTATAAAATCCCAAAGTGGAGGTTTATCATATTTAGTAGTATCAATTTTACTAAATTTAGTTATATTTAAATCATCATCTAAATGACATAAATAATTAGTTGTTTCTAAAAACTGAAATTCTTCAGGATTCATATATTGCATGCATCCCCACATACCCCAGTATTTTTGATTAAATTCAACATGATGCATTACATACCCTACATGTCTTATATTAACTAATAATCCTTCTTTATTATCTTTAAAAATAGTAGCATTACATAATCCTGTTCCTCCTGTAAGATTACCTGGAATTATTAAAGGTTTTATACTTCCTCCATATTTTAAAGAGGTTTTAATTAAATTATTTTCTTTTGGATATAAATTTTCCCAACTCATATATTAATTTTATGTTAATTTCATATTACTATGTATATATTTTATTATAATTATTATACAACGCGTTAAAACCGCGAATTAACGCGGTTTTTTGCGAATATTTTAAATTATTAACAAGCATACTCTAAAGCTTTAGAAAACATTTTTCTATTTAAATCTAAATCTTGTTTAA